CCTCACGGGAGTTCATCGGTTCGATTCCAGCTATTGGATCGGTGATAGATTAGCGTGTTGTCTGTCTTGATGTATATTTAACGATATACATCGGATTGTTCACCACTATCTTTAATGATAGCTTTGAATTTCATCTTGACTGGACTAAACCAGAGATTTCTCCGACATCCCTCCTAATAAGAGGGTTTCCGGATCTGGGTCACTTGATCTAACGATCATGTGAACTAATCAACCGGTAATTTTATGGCTGCACCTTGGACAGGTGCTTACCGGGTCACTCTAACGGGAGACGCGCCAGGTGGTGACTACATCAAAGGTTGAAACCAAGAGTCAACAGGAGTTCGTCAGTAATGACGAATACTCATGCATTCCCACCTCGCAGATCTACCGCAGGATTGATACAATACCTCTGCCAAAGAAGTTAAAGTCTGACTTCCTTATGTTAATTCATAAGTGGTCTCGGGAATCTAGTATTCCCTGGACCGTCAGCAGGATTAAAGAACTCAAGTACTGCATTACACAGACTTGGGCTCGTGGTGGAGAAATCCACCATAAACCTGAGTGGTTTGCTACCACTCCTTCTGGAAATCTCAAGGGTGCACCTGGTGCGCTGATGAGATACTCCATGACCTCAAGCAAAAACTTGAGGGCAGTTCTTATGCTCTGTAATATAACGAGCATTTGGACGAGGAAAGCTGTAAATGTTGAGCTCGAAGAAGAGATTGTGAATTCTATACAATCTCCTCCCCTGTCTGCTTACAAAACAGACTACGGGGTAAAGAATCACAACACGTTATGTTCGCGTGTTATGCCTGCTTTAAGGAAGTTAGGGTTACTTAAGAAACACAAAGTAACTAAACCTGTACCTTTATTGCAGTCTTTACCTGGAAAGGCGTCACATGTTCTCCGAATTCCAGATGACTACTTAGACATCAAGAATTCGAACTACTTTCACTCTTTTGGAGGGTTAGTAGGTGACGCTTTTGGAGCAAGACCGACTGGGTTAGATATGTCCCCACCTTTGGATGAGGTGGGATCGATTCATATCACCCATGAACCCGGACTAAAAACACGGTACTTCGCAGCACCAAACGTGCTGTTGCAACGGGCAATGGAGCCTCTTAGAGACGCTCTGTTTTCCGTTGTGAAGAAACTACCGTGGGATTGTACAATTGATCAGCGTAAAGCTGATCAAAGCATCCAGTCAAAACTGAAGACAGGGAAACCTGTCTATTCTGTGGATCTTTCAAAAGCCACAGATCACTTTCCTTGGGCATTCCAAAGGATTGTGCTCCGTTACCTTATGCAATCCAGAAAGCATAAGGGAACGAGAGATTCAGTCGGGTTATTTACTTCCATAGTGGAAGATGGTAATTGGGAAGCCCCTCTACCTTCCTACCTTCGGGTAGATTGGGAGGAGGGTTTGCCTTTAGAAAGCAAGCCTTCGACCTACATACGGGAAACCGTAAGTTGGAAAAAGGGACAACCCTTGGGCCTTGGTCCAAGTTTCTTTCTCTTTACTATCTCTCATGGGATCATACTGT